CTTCCGGCCCCACGGCCCGCGTCGCCGCCTGCCGCAGCGCGCGGTCGGCCAAGGCCGATCCGCCCGCATCGACGGTGAAGCAGACGCCGTCCAGATGACCGACGACCTCGCCCTCGACCGTGACCTCGCCGTCCTCGGCCACGCCCGCCAGCACGTCGGAGCGCACGTTCAGCGCCCGCATCAGCGCCGCCGTGCGCCGATCGACGAAACGCGCCGTCAGCCGTTCGTGCAGCACGTCGCTGAGCCGTTCCTCCAACGCCTTGGTCCGGTCACGCCATTCCTGCGCCCCCGCCATCCAGTCGGGCCGGTTGGCGATGTAGCTGAGGGTTCGCACTCCCGACAGCCGCGCCGAAAGCTGGTCGATCTGCCCGTCGTCGCGATCCAGGTCGTTGAAGCGCGGCGCGACCCAGTCCTCGGTCAGCCGCCCGCGACGGCTGGTCAGGGCGGTGAAGATCTCCTTCGACAGGCGGGCATGTTCGTCCAGCGTCGTCTTCTGGAAGTCGGGCAGCTGGCACGCCTCCCACAGCCGCATCAGGGCGCCGCGCGAACGGGCGATCTTCTTGACGTCCTCATCGACCGCAAAGCGCCGCAGCAGGGTCTCGTCCAGCGCCTGCGCCGTCAGTCGCAACCCATGCCGCTCCGGCGTCACCGTCAGCGACCGCAACAGATCGGGCAGCGTGTCGAAATCCAGCCGTCCGCTGCGCCACTCGGCCGCCTCGACCGGATCGAAGCGGTGCTCGACCACCTGTTCGACCAGATCCTCGTCCAGCTCTTCCGCCTCGCCGGTGACGCCGAAGGTGCCGTCGCGCAGGTGCCGCCCTGCGCGCCCGGCGATCTGGCCGATCTCGGCGGCGTGAAGCCAGCGCGTGCGCCGCCCGTCGAACTTCCGCAGGCCGGCGAAGGCCACATGGTCCACGTCCATGTTCAGCCCCATGCCGATGGCGTCGGTGGCGACCAGGAAATCCACCTCGCCCGACTGGAACAGCTCGACCTGGGCGTTGCGGGTGCGAGGGCTGAGCGAGCCCATGACCACGGCCGCCCCGCCCCTCTGACGCCGCAGCAGTTCGGCGATGGCGTAGACCTGCTCGGTCGAGAAGGCGACGACGGCGCTGCGCCGAGGCAGGCGGGTCAGCTTCTTCGATCCGGCGTAGCTCAGCGTCGACAGCCGGTCGCGGGTCACGATCTCCGCATCTGGAACCAGCGCCCGCATCAGCGGCGCCATCGTCCCGGCGCCCAGGAACATGGTCTCGAACCGTCCGCGCGCGTGAAGCAGCCTCTGGGTGAAGACGTGGCCGCGCTCGGGATCGGCGACCAGCTGAATCTCGTCCACCGCCAGGAAATCGACCGACCGCTCCAGCGGCATGGCCTCGACCGTGCAGACGAAGAAGGCGGGGCGCGGCGGAACGATCTTCTCCTCGCCGGTGATCAGGGCGACCGAGGCCGCTCCGCGTCGCTTGACGATCCGCTCATAGATCTCGCGCGCCAGCAGGCGCAGCGGCAGGCCGATCATGCCCGAGGCGTGACCCAGCATCCGCTCGACCGCCAGATGGGTCTTGCCGGTGTTGGTGGGGCCCAGGATCGCCGTGACGCGCGAGGGGGCCATGCCTGCGGAACGGTCGCTCATGACCGGTCCAAGGTGGCGAACCCCGCCGGGTTTCACAAGCGACGCGGCGGTCGAGATGCCGACGAAAGAGAAATGGTAAGCGGAACCTTACCGACCCCTGGAACGCGGGCGAAACGAATCATGACCGAATCGGCGACGTCCGCTGATTCAGGCTTTGTTCCATACTAGGGATTGTAGCTTAACGGCCCTTAACCACAAGGCGGAACCGCTGCGCGCGGCCGGTAAAGCGACGGGAAACCGCAGGGGCTTCCCTGACGCGGCAACCTCCTTTAGGCAGTGACGCCGTGGCCCCGTAGCTCAGCTGCATAGAGCAAGGCTTTCCTAAAGCCGAGGTCGGAGGTTGGAGTCCTCCCGGGGTCGCCATTGTTTTGGAATAAGATGTTGTTTTCGGGGTGAAATCCTGACGGTCGTTCAGGGCTGCCCCACAATTTACCCGCGTGTCGGCACTTCTGGTTCGCGGTTCACGCCGCCGTCCAGAAACGAAGAAAGCCCCGCCACCCGGTGGGGCGACGGGGCGTAGCGGAGCCTGAGGGCTCGACGCTAATGGACGGTAATGGAGCCTAATGGACTAGCCCGGCCTGAGGCGAGCCCACCACGGCCGCCCTATTCGCTCGATGGCCTGGGCGTCACGAGCCTCGCACGCCCGCACGATCCCGATCACGTCCGCCGTACGCCCGTTGGCCTTCGCCAGTTGGCCCGACTGCTCGACGCCGAACACCTGCCAGTCGCGGACTGAGGCGGCGTCCTGCGGAAAGGCGGCGGACGGAACAGGATTAGCCCACCCGGCCGGGACGAGCATCGAGCATCCGACAGCGGGGGTCACGATCCGGGTAGAGCTTGCACAGGCTCCTAAGGCCGTGGTCGCCAGCAGCAGCATCGTCAGGCGCATTGCGGATTGCATCGGTCGTCTCCTGTGTGGACTGGTCGATCTGTTGGTCTCGGGCGTCGGCCCGGTCTCGGATGGCGCTGGCGTCCTGCGCGGCGGCCGTGCGCCCCTCGGCTAGGGTCTGGTGCGCCTCGGTCTGTCGGAGCTTGTCAGCGGCCCCCTTGCGGCCATCGACGGCGCACATGGTCAGCAGGATCAGCGCGAACGCCAGACAGGCGACGGCGAGCCAGCCGGTGACGGTCAGGTAGCGCGTCATGGGTACACCTTCCGGTCCAGCTCAAAGTGCGGACCATCCCTCAGCTTGGGCCAGTCTCCGCCCCAGGTGATCGGAACGCCCTCTTCCTTGGCGGCCTGGCGAAACGCGGCGGCGATCTTCGGATAGAGCGGCCAGTCCCAGCGGACCTCTGAGCCGATATAGGCCACCACATCGACGGCATGGCCGGTCAGGTGGCGGCTGTTCAGGGTTCGACTGGCGCCCTTCGCGACAAGCTCCTTCTGCCGCTCCTTGGTCCGTAGACCTTCGGTGATGCCGAAGTCGACAGGGGTGATCTGGATGGCGCGCTTCACGACCCGGATGAGGTCGGGGTGAACGCCATCGAGCCGCGCCAGAGAGCGCGACGATAGACGAAAAGCCATGCTGGCCTCCGGTTGTTGTGGGTTAGTCGTCGTCCCCGTCGATCTCGAGAGACCCGGCCGGGGTGGTTGCGCGAACCTTTACGGTCGCCAGCGCCACGACGATGACGCCGATAAGGGCCAGGGCGCCGAACAGCGCCCCGCCGAGAATGGTCAACTGCTGTTCTGCCCGTTCCTGCGGCCAGCCGTAGCGGACTAGCCAGACCAGCCAGACCGCGAAGGCCGTTAGGGGGAAGGCTCCCAGGATGATCGACCAGAGGCGCAGGTTCCCGACCGCGAAGGCCGCGCGCCATATGCGGGCGATCATCGCGCCACCGCCTCTTCCCGACGCTCGATGCGCTCAAGAGACTGCCGGATCGCGACGGTTCTCTCGTCCAATCGGGCCAGGGTGCCATCCGCCAGCGGCGCAGTCCTGGCCTCCAACGCCGCTACGCGAGAGGACAGCCCGCCCCCCCAGAACACCAGAGCCGCAGCCTGGACGATAAGGGAGAGGACGACGGCCGCCATCGACCAGTTGAATTTCTTGCTTTCGGTCATGTAGCGCTCATGAAAAAGGGCGACCCGTTAGGATCGCCCGATAAGTTGTTGTATTTGCTATTCCGCTAGGCGGCGGTTGCTACCGGCTGGAACTCGCTGGCCAGTCTAACAAGACCCTTGGGCGTCACTCGAACTTGGGTGATGACCTTCTCGCTGCCGTCCGAGCGGTGGACGGTCGTGGTCTTGTGCTCCAGCAGTCCGCTGGCCAGCTTGTCCTGATAGGCCACATCCCCGGTCGTTCCGGCTCGGGTGTAAATCCACCGATGGGAGCGAAGGAAGCCAAACAGGTTCTTGGGGCGAACCTGCAATGTCTTGGCTGCGTCGGTTACGCAAAGCGATCCTTCGGCGGTGGCGATACGATCCAGCGCCTCGACCTTCGGCGCCATCTCGGCGGTGGCCGCCTCCAACGCCAAAACCTTCTATGTATCGCTGAGGAGCATGCCTCGCATTGCTGCAGGCTCGTTCCGCGCCATCATCGGGTCAAAGGATCGAGCCTGAACTTCAAGCTCCTCCCACCGATCAATGATGCGAGCCCGGAGTTCGTCGTTATAGCCAGATGCCACGACCAACGTGTCTCGCTTCGTCAGGTCATAGACCTCGGTAGGGCGGCCGCCACGCTCAGGCCGGTGAGTCCGGGTAGTTTTACGACTTTCCCGTAAAACCCCTTTTTCGAAAAGACGCTGAATAGTGACGACAACATCGTTGTGCCGCGCCTCGCAAAGGGTCGCGATCTCGCGGCTCGACATGGTTTTAGGCGAAGAGTCCCCAACCGAGTGATTGGCGTTATAAAATAGGGACTGGTTGACAGGTAGGCTTGGGGTCATCATGACCTCCGCTCGTTCAGAAGGCCCACCAGCCTTCAGGGCAAGTCCGGAGGCAGAGGGGCAAGCGACTTGCCGGTTACCCGCCCCTCTGCACTCCCACCGTCGTGGTGGCGACGGCACCCCTTGCGGGATCTCGTCAAACCCTGGCGCGCTGTTGCCAAGGTGTTCACGTATTCAAATTGGAAGGGTTCGGCGCGGAACGCCAGAGGGGTTGATGATCTGCCCCCGCTTTCCACAGGATATCCCCATCTGTCAGGCTGGCCGCTCCATGAAGCCAATGATCCCGCCGATTAGGGTTGCGTAATCCACGCGGTACATCGCGCCCCCGCACAGCGCCTCCTTGACCACTGTGCGAAGTTTGATCGTTGCGGCCAGTTGGCTGTCGCAGGGCGCTTCTGCGATTCTGGCTTCGTAGTCGGCTGCGAGGTTGATCAGGGCCTCGGATTCGTCCTCCGACATGATCTCGCTGTTGATCTCTTCGTAGATTCTCGCGGCTTCCCGCTCCCAGAAAAGAAGCTGGGTTTCGTTGGCGGTCGTTGCGACCTGCGCCATGGCGGGCGCCACAGCTACCAGGGGAAGCGCCCCAGCCATGGCGAACAGCGCGCGGCGTGTGGTATTGGCTTGTGCAGCCATGACGTGATCCCTCATCGATCCGTTGCGGTTAGGGCCTTGGCTGGGATTGCCGTCCTTGCCTTGGCCCGATCTTTCTGGCACCAGAAAGGTGACATGTCAAACGTTTCTAGCGCCAAAAAGATCGGCAGACCCCGCGTCAATGCGGTTCCCATCAACGTGCGATGCCCGCCAGACCTTGTAGAGGCCATCGACCGCTGGATCGAACAGGACGGCAAGATGCTGGGAGCCGAGGGTATGAGCCGTCCTGAGGCTGTCAGGCGGCTTACAGTTGAAGCTCTGCGGAACCTTGGTATCATGTCGGTTCATGACCAAGGAAAGCCCTGACTGGAGTGATCAAGAAGTCCGCGATGCGTGGACCTTGATCGGACTCTACAAGCTCCAGCCTGGCGACGAGCATCCCACGAAAAAGGGCTGGTTCCTCACTGACAAGCTAGGCTCCCGGAAAGAGCCGCTTTGGTATAAGCCGCCCTCCCGGTTGTCTGTTTGGGTTCGAAGAATCGCCCTCTGGACGTGGATCGGCCTTATCGGCACCGGCATCGTGGTTTCGCTGCTGCTTGAGTACCTACCATGAGCCCACGCTCTCCCCGGTATTCTGGATCATGGCGTATTTCGCGGCCATGACGGCGCGTTGGGCGCGCTCTGGCCCCACTGATTGCGCCAGCATTTGCAGAATGCGATCCGTCTGGGCTGGGTCGATGGCAGCCATCACAACCATTTCGGCCTCCTGATCATTGAAGCCCATGGTCTTGAAGCTGCTCGCCACGCGACTCATCAGGCCGGGGACATTGCCACCCACCACGTCCTGGGCAGCGCCTATCGCCTCTCCGGCCATCTTCATGGCGTCCTGCATGCTCGGAGCCGTTGGCGATCCGCGCATGGGGTTGATCGCCCCGGCATTCTGAACCGCCTGATGTTCCATGCCGACCGCTTGTTGGAAGTTCTGCGGATCATCCAGCAGGGCCGCATTTCGAGCCTGCTGCTCTCGCCCGCCGCTGAGACGACGTGCCACCCCCGGTGCGGCGCCTTGGGTTCCGCCTGCGCGTTCAATGGCCCGTCGCGCTGCGGCCTGGGCGATGGCGCGCTCATCAGGCGACAGCCGCGCCGCTGCTGCGGCGAACTCGTCTGCCTCCATGCTCAAGAAGCGCTCTCCGAGGTCAATGGCCTCGGCCAGTCCGCTATCGGCGGCATAGGAACGAAGAGCGCTGTCGTAACCGGGAACCTGCTGGCGGGCCGTTCCTCTCAACTGTTGTGCGAGGGAGAAATAGGCTGAAGCCGCATCGTTGTTCCCGGCTCGTTGGAATGCCTCGGCGCGACCGTTCAACGATCGGGAAATACGATCTGCCATCCCGACCGTGAGTTGAACACCGTTGGGATCATCCAGGGCACCGTCGACCAGTTGCCGCAGTGCGTTTGCAGTCGCGCCATCGCCGTGGTTCAGCGCCGCCGTCGCAGCCTCTTCGATGGCTGATCGGGTTGCAGGCGCGCGCAGAGCATCAATCACCCCACGCTCGGGCTGCACCGCCTCATTGCGAACAGCGCCGAAAGCGGCGTCCGCCTCGGCCGCTCTACGCTTGGTGATCTCGTCGCGCATCTGAAGCGGAGTGCGCGGATCATCAGACACATTGCGCCGCGCCTGGACCGAGAGACGATCTTGCAGGTCATTTGCCCGCCCCTCAGAGAAGTCGCGAGCGGCCTGACGCGCGGGCGTCTGACGGGTTGCAAGCGCGCGAAGTTGCCCTCGCCCCGCATCGTCAGCCAAGTCCGTGATCGTGGGTGAAAGACCCTGAGCCCGTAGGGCCGCCGCTTGCTCTGCTGCATCGGAAGGGATGCTCATGCGCCGCATCAGGTCGTCCAGACTAGACACGCGGTTCAACATCCGGCGACCGAAAAGGCCCGCAGGGCGCGCAATGGCTTCTACCGCTGGACCGGCCGCCGTGCCGAGGATCGCCCCCAAAGGAGCCGCCCGACCGCCCGCAGCCAATCGCTCGGGGATAGTTCCCTCATTCTCACCGGCCGCCGCCAGGGCCGCACCGCCGCCGCCGAACAGGCCCGCTCGGGCTGCGTTTCGGCCACGACGCATGATTTCGGGGATTGCCCTCGTCGCGCCTGTAGGCTTGGCTTCCGCGCGCAGGAACGACGGCAGGCCAGAGGCAAGCTTTGCGCCGGTCTTTGACAGCGCGGCGCCCACACCGAGACCCACACCGAGACCCTGCCCCGCCATGCGCGAAACGGGGACATCGGTTCGGTCTGACTGATCACGTCCACGTTGCAAGGCGACGTTATGATCCAGCGCCCCCCTCACATCTCCATCCCAGATTGACCGGGAACCCCGATCCAGCGGAATAAGTCCATTCAGCCCAGCGGCAATTTCATCAGCGAACCCGAACGACAGCATGTCGGCAGCGCCCCGCGCCACAGCATCAGCGCGACGGGCGAAGCCATTCAGGCCGCGACGATCATCTACTGCCTGTTCGGCTGACATGGGCGCCTGCTCCTGGCGCGTCCGGCTCCACGTGTCGCGCTCGGGGTCATAGACGTAGCCTTGAGCGCGAAGGCTTTCCGGCGTGTCTTCGGCGGCAAGAGCTTGCTGGGTCACGCGCACGTCACCCGGCCGAGGCCCCCCATATCCCCCCTCTGGTATCGGGAGTTCCGTAGCGCCTTGAGTCATGGCGGCGATGCCGGGGTAGGACGGCAAGCCGTTCTCTGTAACAGTGCCGACCAATCCTCTCATTTCGGGATAATCGCCCAAGACACCCGCACCCTGCCCCGCCGAATACTTCGTGCCCTGGAACGTCTCGGCGCGCGTCTGATACCTCTGCTCGGCCAACTCGTCGTTACCACGGTCGAAGTTGATTGCGGCCACACGAGCGATTTCAGGATTGGTGGCGGCGGCCCCCGTCAACTGACGAAGGTTTCCTTCCGCCCAGCGAAGTTCAGCCTGCCGACCACGATCAGACACGTCATCACGGATCAGTCGTCCGAAAAAGTCACCATCAAACGGGATCACTCCCGCTGCGCTGGCGACTTGGTTTCGCAGGCTGGCAGGGTTGTAGCCGTCCCTGCGCGCTTGCTGGTAATCGCGTTCGGCCCCGGCCATCATGTTGCCGAACAGTAGGGCCTTCCCTTGCCCCTCGGTTAGCTTCCCAATTGAGTCGCCGTCTCCGGCGCTGCCGATCTGCGTGACGCCACCTCGGGGGCCAACGCGCTCAATGGTGCCGTTCGGCAGCTGACGAGCGCCCGCGCCCCACTCTCCCGACACATCGATTGGAGCGACTTGCTCCCAAGACGACTCCTGCGCCGGATCGCCGCCCTTGAAGCGATAGCCGCCCTCGACCGTACCAATAGCGGGAGGTTGTCTGTTCATCAGTAGTTCTCCCACGGGCGACGGGCGGATTGACTTGAGGGTGCGCGGCCGACGGCTGGGGCTGAAGACCCACCACCCCTGGCCCGCGAAGGCATGGGGTTGGATGTCACAACCTGACGCCTGATTTCGTTGGAGCGCCGGATGTAATCTGGGTCATAAGGGCCGCCTTGGACCGGCGCCCATGTACCGTCAGGATTGATGTTCCATCCCGGCGATGCCTTTGGCGGGTCGGGAGGGATTTCGTAGAGGTTCTTGACGCTGCCATTGGGCATGACCTGAACAACCCCGCGCGCTGTATTGTAGGTCTTCGGCTCGGGGTTCATGCTCTGCCAAACCTGCATTGCGCCCCCTACGGGGAGGCCGCTCAACGCCCCCTCGAACAACGCCTGCTGGATCTCCGCTGGCGTCCTGGCCGCGCCGGTCCCGCTTCCGTCCGGCCCATCGTGCGGCGACACGTCGGAACGGAGACGGTCCATCGCCACCTGCTGTTGCTCCATCGCGGCGCGCTGGTCCCGCCTGTCCAGGCCGTTCGTTCCCGCTGCCAGGAATGTCCCCAGCCTGCCCCAATCCATTTTTTTCTGTGACCTGCCGAATAGACCCGCCATGCCTTAACCTCCGATCGACAAGCCGTTTTGAGCGCTCCAGCCGATCCCGAAGCCGCTGTTCTTCTTGACATTAGTGCTATTCATCTGGCCCGTGTTCGTCATGGTTTGGCCGGTGAAAGCGCCGATGGGCACACCGCCAAGCAACTGCTGAATCGCCGCCAGTCGCGCCGCCTCGCCCGTCTGGTTCTCGATATCCCGCTGTGTCCCGCCCAGTGCAGCCTGAAGGGCGATATTGTCGCGCTCATAGGCGCCCTGGCCCGTGCCGATCTGCGACAGCAGTCCAGCCGCCGAAAGCTGGCGAGCAAGGTCTGTATCCATCTGACCGGCGTTGAACTGCGACATGGCGTTCTGCTGACCGGCGTTGAACTGCGAGTTGTTGAGGCCGAGCTGGGCCTCAAGGCTGTTGCGGTTCGCGTCGATCTGGGCCTGCGCCAGCGCGCCCTGATTGGTCTGCCCGGCGTTGAACTGCGACGTGGACGCCTCGCGGTTGAGGTCATTCTGCGCCAGCCCAGCCGCCGAGTTGAAGGCGTCATATCGCAGTTGCGACAGACCCGAGTTGGCCGCCCGCGAAAGCTCGCCCTCGGTCAGGGCCGACTGGATCATGTTGTTGCTGTTGCGCGCGCCGCCGTTCATGGCCGCCTGCGCCGCTTGGGCCGCCCGGACCCGGCCGCCCGTGGCGTCGTAATCCGCCTGCGCCGATCCAAGCAGTTCGTTCAGGCCGTTGTTCATGTAGCCGCTCAGGTCAACGTCCGTGAAGTTGCGGCTGGTGGCCTGCGCCATCGGCCCCACAGTCGTTCCCGCCACGCCGCCGAACTGCGACTGCGCAGCCGGGCCTGTGGTGTTCGCCCCGGCCCCGGCCACGTTCCCGGCAATCCCGGCCGCCTGCCCGAACAGCGGCGAGGTCGTCAGATTGGACGCCCCTTGGAACGCCTGCTGCTGAAGCGCGGACGGACCCGACACGACCGGCTGGCCTGAGTTCATCAGATCCGACACCTGCCCCGTGTATTGCTGCCAGGGCTGCTGCAGCCATGACGGGGTGTTCGGCGTGGTCGTCGCCGTCTGGTTGGTCGTCTGGTTCGACGTGGTTTTCTGCTTGGACTTGCTCAAAGCCTCTTCTCCAGTTCCACGCCTTTGCGGGCGTAGCCTACGCGCTTCAGAACCCGGTCCCATCCAGGTCGTCCGCCAATCGTGATCCGCTTGAGGCCCCAGTGGCGGGCCGTTTCCTCGACGCCGGGCCGAAGTTCCATGATGCTGCGAAGCCTGCCGCCAGCGAGCCAGACATGCAGGCAGTCGCCCCATATCTCCGTGACCATGGCGCACTCGCCGCCGATCCAGAGTTGCGCCGTCTGTTCCGTCAGGCGTTGCTCAACATCGGCCCAGGTGTCGCCATCGGTCAGGGCTGGTTCCAGCCAGTTCCTAGCGCTGCGAGGTGGTGACAACATCAACCTGCGGCTTCCCCCAGCGCCAAGAGGCCGGAGAAGACGAAGACGCCGCCCTGATCCTCAGGATGCGGCCGGTCCCCATAAAATCGACCTTCTGCTGGCCTGGCGCGCAGATGTAGGTTCCGATCTCGACCCACGGCGACTGCGGTTCCATCTTGGCCGAGACGGTCAGGGTGATCGGCCCGACCTGATCGCGGAAGTCGGGATAGAAGCCCCGGATCAACACCACGCGTTCAGCCGGGTCCAGATACTGCCCCCCCGTCTCGATGAAGCCCTCCAGCACCGCCCCATCGGCCGAGTTGCCGCGCTCATGCCAGTAGACGACGCCCTCGACCGAAGTCCCGACCGGCGAAGGGTTGGCCCCAGCCAGCGCCGTGCGCTTCATCCGCGACCGCGACCATGCCCCGTCGAGGATCGACAGCCGAAGCTCCCGCGAGCATTCGAACCCGTCGCGACGGTCGGGGTAGGTCCAGACGATTTCCCCCCGTTCGGCGATGTAGGCCGCGCAAATCTTGTCGTTCTGGCCCGACGCCATGTTGTCCGCGAAGGCGTCACGGATCGGGCACGGTATGATCGCCGGGGCGCCGCCCAGGGTGCATGACCAGACTTGCAGGTCGGGGCTGATCCAGAACGCCGTCTGGCCCGCCACGACGGCCGCATTCGGCCCCGCCAACCCGCCCAGCCCGACCGGCTCAAACTCCCACGCCGCCGAATAGGCCCCCAGGTGAAGCTCGCCTTCGGTCCAGACAAACAGATACCGCCCGACCGGCTGCGCCCCGACAATCCGGCTGTTGCCCTTCAGGTAGTATTGGAACGCCGTCGAGTCCGTGGCGACGGCCCATTTCGTCGGGTCTTTGATGTCCGACCCACGGATCACGGCGGGGTTGAACTGGTTGCCCGCATCCGTGCAGCCGAAGGCGATCACCTGATCCGTGAAGGCCACCAGCATGACGTTGCACTGCGCTGGCGCATTGGTCAGCAGCGCCGCCTTGGCCGAGGTGTCGTTGTCCCATTTGAAGATGCCCTGGCCGCGCGGATTGGCGTAAAGCTCCCCGAATGACCGCGCCCCGAAGCTCCATGTCATCGGGAAGTAGTCGGCCGTGGACGGCTCGCCGTAGTTGCCGACCCCGTAGGCGCCGGTGCCGTATCCAGCCCCGCCTGTCCCGTCGATCTGGCCCGGCGTGAATCCCGTCGTCGGGGTGATGTCCGCCAGTTGGCCCGACTGCCACACGCTCAGACCGTTGTGACGACCAAAGGCGAAGCTCTGTCGGTTGTCGCCGTCAGCCCAGGGGAAGATCGTGCGGCAGACCCCGCCCAGCAAATCTTGCGTCATCCGCTCCCAGCCCTTGATCAGTTCGGGCTTGCCCCGCCAGAAACGGACGTTGGACGCATCCTTGATGCCGGGGGTTGCGAAGTCGGTTTCGTCCGCAACGACGCCGGGCTGGAACTCAAGACTGACCCGCGCCATCAGCCGCTCCCCTCAATGATGCCAAAGGCATCGACGTAGACCCCGCCCGCGCCGTTGTCGGTGACACGGCAGGCCACATTCACCGTCGTCATGCCGTTCGACCGAGACATGATCGTGGACTTGCTGGAAGGGGAGCTGATCCCTGTTCCTATGGACGCGGTCCAACTGTAGGTGAACGGCCCGACGCCATCATGATTGACCGAAACCGAAACCGCTGACGGCTCAGATTGGGGCCAGGATTGCGTCTGCGGGCTGACGCTGGCGTAGCTGATGGCGCTGGCCGTGCGCGTAAGGGTGATGGCGACCGATCCGGTGTATTTCACCTCGCTCGTCACATTGTCCGTGACGCGGCAGCGCCAGGAACCTGTGCGGGTTTCGCTCACCGACAGGTTGCCGCCGAAGTCCGTCGTCGCGGACGACCCGTGATAGGGCGCGACGCCCGAGCCAGAGACCTGCTCCCACTGATAGCTGAAGTTGCCCGAGCCGCCCGAGACCGAAACGGTCGCCGAAGCGGACGTGTAAACCTCGCTGTTGGTCCCGCTTCCCGAAAGGCTGGTCGGGGACACTGAGACGGTCATGGAGGCGTAGTTGCGGAACAGATCGACCCCAACGCTGTTGGACACGACCGACTGGCTGGTCACATTGTCGGTCACGCGGCAGCGGAACCCACGGCCGCGTGAAGTCCCCGCCGCCTGGGCATCGCCGGATTGGAAGGCCGTCGTTGCATTCGAGGGACTGACCGGAACGATCAGGCCCGTGGTTGCTCCCCCATCCCACTCCCAGGCATAGGTGAAGCTGCCCGATCCGCCCGTTGCGGTGCAGGTGGCCGAACCGGAAGTCACGACCGGCGTGTTGTTGCCCGTACCGTTCAGGCTCGACGGGGACGCCGCCGCGCTCAGGACGCCGTAGCGCGTCAGATCCACACCGACGCTGTTGGATGTCGCCTGCGCCCCGGTCACGCTGTCTGTTACCTTGAACCGCAGGCCCTGACCGCGAGACGTTCCGGGCGCCTGAGTGTCGCCAGAGCGGAACGTGGTCGTCGCATTGGTCGGATTGCTGGCGACGATGCTGCCCGTCGTCGCCCCGCCGTCCCATTCCCAAACGCCCGCCCAGGTGCCCGAACCGCCCGAGACCGTGGCCGTCGCCGTGGCCGAGGTGACGACCGGAGAGGTGTTGCCGAAGCCAACCAGCGTCGCCGGGGCCACCGACACGCTGAGCGAGGCGTAGCCGCGCGTCAGGCTCACCGTGACATTGCCGGTCGGAACCGAGTTCAGGTTCACCGTGTCCGTCACGATGCAGCGCCACACCGCCGTCTGGTTTGCGCCGCTGGCGATCGACGAACTGCTGAACGCGGTGCTGGACGACGACGCGCTGGACGGCGCCGGTCCGGTCGATCCGCTGACGCGCTCCCACGAATAGCTATACGAACCCGACCCGCCCGAGGCGTACACCGAGACGCTGCCCGAGGTGGTGACGGTCGATCCGCTGCCGGACCCCTCAAGGTCGGACGGCGACAGATAGGCCGACAGGGCGGCTTGGTTACGGGTCAGGCTGACGCTGACCGTGTTGCTGGTGTAGATGAACGATCCCGTCAGGGTGTCCGTCACCTTGCCGCGCCAGACCGCGCTACGGGTCTCCAGTTCACCCATGCCGGTCGAGCGGAAGTTGGTCGTCGCCGCATCTGCCGACAGGGCAGCCATGGCGGTTGATCCGCTCACCTGTTCCCAGGTGAAGGTGTAGTTGCCAGACCCCCCGGAGGCGGCGATGGTCACGCTGCCCGAGGTCGTCACCGTGCCCCCGGTGGACGAACCGAACAGGGTCGTTGGGCTGAGCGAGGCGGTCAGAGCCGGGAAACCCCCAGCCAGGACGCCGCGCCGAATGAGACGGCTCACGCTGCCGTGTCTCCGCTCAGGACATAGACCGATGCGGCGCCCGAGGGGTTTTCATCCACCCGCAGCGACCCTTCAGCGAACTGGCCTGAGGACTTGGCATGTCCATAGCGGTTGCGTCGGATGGCTCCCGAAGCGGGCGTGAACGTGACTTGTCCGGTTCCAAGCTGCGACCACAGTGCATTCCAGCCAGCAGGGAGGCTGTTGGGCAGAGTCACGACAACCGGGCTGTCGGAGGTGAAACGCAGCACCTTTCCGGCGTCGGCCGCCGTGAGGGCGTAGACCGCGCCCGGCACATCTACGAACACGTCGTTGATCGGCGCGAACGGACCGCCCCACGACATCGACGCACCATCCGTCACCAACGCCTTGCCTGCGTCGGCCGGGTTCTGACCGGGCAGATTCCCCGCCGCCATCTGGAACGCGGTCTGGTCAACGTAGAGCTTGTTGACGCCATCAGTGTTCGCGACCGGCGCCCCGACGTTCAGCAGGCGCGCGCCCCCGAGGTCCGTCGAGCGCATGACCCAGATCGAAGAGCCGTCCGTCACGATCCACGACACCGACCCGGCCGGTAGCGTGACCTGGCTCGATCCGTTGGTGATACTGACCGGGGCAGAGGCGGCCCGCACGGCGTATAGCTTTTCGACCGAGGGAATGATGATCGTGGCGGCTGCCGAGGCGGTCACATTGATCACCCGCCCGCGAGCCTGATCCGCCGCGCCGTTGGCCGTGCTTAGCGTCGTCGGACCAGCGGCCTCGATCTTCACCACGCCGTCCAGCGCGAAGTCGATGGGATTGAAAGCGCCGTCGTTCAGGCGCGCGCCCCAGGTGTTCAGGTTCTCGCCGGTCGCCTGAAGGTCGAGGCGGTTCCGTTCGGTAAAGCTGCTAGGCAATGGTCGCCCCCGTATAGTCGATCCAGACGCCATCCAGCGCCGTGACGGTGCCCTTTTTCCCGAGGCCGTTGAGGTCTCGGACGATGATCTGCCGCCCCTGCCACTGGCTCGCGCTGGGCAGTTCCGACGTGTCGTTGATGATGGTGAGGCGCACCGACGCCAGTGTTTCAAAGGCCCGCTGGACGGCGTTGGCGAAGGCGAGGAACGGCCCCGCAAGGCCGGACTTGGGAAGGCTCATGACCACACCGTCTTTGAGGGATTGACCGGCGTCCAAGCGCCCCCGGAGCCGGGAACCTCGGTCCAGATTTCGCCCTCAGGCGCGACCGGCTCCCACGCATAGGGATGGGTGACGCAGGCGCTCACCGAGAGGCCGGGCAAAGGGGAAGAGCCGGCCAGAAGAACGGTCCGCCGCAGCGTTCCTGCGCTCGCCAGACCCGGCAGTGAGGCGCGGCCGATGATGCCGCTGATGAACCGCCCGACAGGCGCCCCAAGCGGTCGCGCCCCGAGGGGCGAAATGCCGAGCATGGTTAGACAGGCCAGCCGGTGGACGTATCCACGCTGGACGGGTCTTCCGCCGCCACGATCATGGCCGACAGTTCAGCCTCGCGGTCGAAACAGCCCTGAATGTGGTCCGCGATGGCGAAGCCGAAGGCCTCGATCTGAGCCTCGCTCCACAGGCGGAAGTCGGCATTGGTCAGCTTCCAGACCTGTTCCGCTTCGGCCGGGATGCCGCGTCGCTGGCGCAGGGCCAGGGTCGCATTCACCACAGCGATGGCGGGATCGGCCTGCGTCTCCACGCCGTCAAAGGTGAAGGTCTGCGTCTTCCACCAGCGGCGATCCGCCAGCGACTTGAGGCATTGAGCCTGCGTCGGCTTAGGCTTTTCGGGTTCAGGCGGATCTACCCAGACCAGCCCCATCGCCTCGAGGTCGTCGCGCGGCCAGTCGTGCGGGTATTGAACCCCGTCCACGAGCAACCACCCGCTCGCCGGATCACGCGGCGCGGGTTCACCGTTCAGGTGCCACATGTCAGATCACCAGTCGTAGGGGGTGGGGCCGAGGCCTAATCGTGGCTGCATCCGCATCGGACGCCCGCCGATCCAGGCGAGAATTTCGTCGCACTGGTAGGGCTGAAGGGTCGATCCGGACGTGGATGAGAGAAAACCGTTGCGATCAAGCGCTGCGTAGCCTGTGGGGGCCGATGATGCTGACACCCGAACCAACAGCTTCCGACCGCTTGATATCTGGTCGTTCAGATCGGTGAGAGACGCTAGGCCGTGCTGGACTACACGACAGATGGCCGTCGCCGTTCCGATGCCTCGGAATGGAGCCATCCAACTTGACCCGGTCATGCCGCCTGCCAGCGCCGCTGCGGTTGTCAGATAGCTGCCTGCGCTCCAAATCGCAGTGTCGGTCCAGACCCGTTCCGAGGTTGAAAGCCCAGCAATATGATCCACGAACTCCGCATAGGTCTTCCCGCCCGCCCCCGCCGCCAGCACCCCCGGATTGGCGAGGAACATCAGGCCGTCCACTTCGACGGGTTGTAGAGGCGGACCTTGCCATTGGCCTGGTAGCGGTATGGAACCGACGTGCGCCCGTTGGCCGTGGCCTGAAGGCTGAAGTTAGCCGGGACGATGAAATCGGCATGGAAGGCTACGGTTCGACCGCCCGTCGCATCCTGCACGAAGTCGATCTCGCCGGTCTTGCGGGCAAATCCACCGCTCGGCGGCCCGACCGTTAGATTTCCGGTCAACACGATCTCGGCGTTGATGAAGCCGGTGAAAACCAGCCCGGCCGTTGCAGTCGCGGGCGTGATCGAAACCGTCGCCAGCGCATCCGCCATGACCTTCGGGGTGATGATCTTGCCGTCCGCCGTTCCGGCCCGAACCTCGGCCACGGTCGCAAAACCGGGGAAGTCCTTCGACAGCGCCGTGACGAACACCTTGGCCGCCCCCGACAGCACCAGCAGAGCGCCCGTCGAAGAGGCCTCGAGCCCTCGCGTCAGCGTACCGGCGCCTGCGTTGTATACCCCTCGTCCAGCCTCCCGCTCGATGCCGTCCTCAATGGCGTAGGAGACCGTCGCCCCGTCCGCCAGACCAGAGGCCCCGAACGACCGGAAACCCGGCAGGGCCGCGCCCAAGGCGATCGTCCCGTTCCCGACCGTCGTAGTCGAGACCGCCACCAGATCAGCCAGCGCCATGATCAGGCTCCGAAGCCGGGAAACTTGAAGTCGAAGGCCGTCACGGCGAGCGTCTGGCCCATGACGATGGTGGTCGTGTCGATCTCGGCGTCAGCGCCCGTGCCCGCCACGCCCAGCGTTCCGGTCGAGAACCCATCACCGCCCGCTGTGGTGAAGCGGTAGGACGCAGCCTGGCCGTCCGTGATCGCCACGCCCGACCATGTGCCGACTTTGGCCGCTACGCCAGCAGAAGCCATCCCCAGCCAGGCGCTCGGCAGGGCCATATCGACCAACAGGACGCCAGCAGGATCAAGGGTAGGATCGACCGGCGCGCTCGTCCACACCTGAAAGCGACAGCTCGGCCCCATAGACGCGGGGATGGCGTTCAGCATGGCGTCGGCAAGGGCGGCGGAAATCTGCACGGTCATGTCACACCACCACGGAAGCGATTGGGGCCAACCGGTCGCCCATCATACTGGACGACCCCAACTCGATCCGGCGCTTGGCGTCCTGGAACTTGCCCTCAGCCATAGCCAACAGGGTTTCGTCGCGCGTGACGGTCGCCGCTTCAGCCAGGGCGCCGTAGAGATAGGCGTCCGAGTGATTGCGGAGCAGCCAGTTTGTGGCGCTCTCGCCGATGGGATTGAGACGCCGGTAATAGGTCAGCTCCACCGCATCCGCGTCCACTGGAGCGGGCGCGAACTGGATCGATGCACCAAGCACCGTATAGGCCCACGTCGGGCCGCCCCGGCCGATCTTCAACATATCGTCGGGCATCAGGTAGTTAAGCGCCCGATCGCCGATCTGCGCTGAGCGTGGCGCCAGGAAGTCGGTTGGCAGGTCTGCGAACTCAACATCGACCGATGCCGTCGCTCGCCCAATCATCTCTCGCACCCGAAGATCGCGGTTTAGACGGGCCTCGACGTTGCGAATGAAGGTCGGGATATTCGCTTCCTGATCGGTGCGCGACAGCCAGACACGGATCGCTGCGATAAGCTCTTCGTAGGTCATCGCAGCACCCCGTTCGTCACGCCCAGCTTGCCGGGAGCCGTGCGCAGGTCAGCCCACTCCGACGAGTTCAGACGGCGGGCCAGTTCGCGCTTGTCGTGCGGATACCAGCCCTCTTCCATCCACTTCTGTTCGATGACAGCGGGGATGAAGGCGACCCGGCGCATGGTGCGATCTTGGGTGTATCCGTCGTTGTGGTTCGCCATCGCGCGGTTCTGCTCTACGACCGCGCTCACGTCCTGAGCCGACAGGATTTCGATGCCGCCCTCGCCATCAGGGCGGCTGTAGTGAGAGACCCCGCCGGGCGCGTCAGCAAGGATCAGCGGGGTCCAGTTGCTCACAGCGTATCGACCAGCCCGGCGTCTTCCAGAGCAGCGGCCGCTTCGGGAGAAGCCTCAAACTCGTCGCCCTTGGCGTATTTGCCGCCCTTGCCGTC